ATCTGTACCACTGAGTGATATTGAAGCAGATGATGATTATGGAATTGCAAGTGATATAAGTGATGTCTAAAAAATCAAACTTTGAAAATAATTTTGAACAAATTTTTAATCTTCCAGACAGTCCTCCATTGGTAAAAGATGTTGAGGTATTAAAACCGGATACTAGAAATGATGATATAGAAAGTGATTATAAGTATGCTCGTGAAAATCTTTATAATGCAATTGAAAGAGGTTCTGATGCTCTAGAAGAATTAGTAGAGTTAGCTAAACAAAGTCAAAGTCCAAGAGCATTTGAAATTGTTGGACAGATGATTAAAACTTTAACTGATGCTAATAAAGACTTACTAGAAGTTCAGAAAAAAGTCAAAGACCTTAAAAAAGAAGAACAATCAAAAGGCCCTAATAGTGTAACTAATGCTCTATTTGTAGGAAATACTGCAGAGCTTCAAAAATTGCTAAAGGATAATAGATGATAGAGAATAGATATAACGTTAAACTATTACATGTTGTTGACGGAGATACTGTAGATGTAGATATCGATCTTGGTTTCGGCGTTTGGCTTCATGATGAACGCGTTCGCATCATGGGTATTGATACACCAGAGTCTCGTACGTCTGATAAAGTAGAAAAAGTATTTGGTCTTGCTGCAAAAAATAGATTAAAAGAATTATTAGAAGAAGGTGCTTTATTAGTAACTACAGAAGATAAAAAAGGTGAGGATATGAAAGGTAAATTCGGTCGTATCCTTGGAGATTTTATTGTAGAAGAATATGAAGGTCAACCAAGACGCGTGACTGAAGTTATGATTGAAGAAGGGCACTGCGTAGCATACTTTGGCGGTTCAAAAGATGAAATTCAACTCAAACATCAGGCTAATAGACAAAAATTACTTCGCGAAGGCATTGTAAGTCAAGAAGACTACGATAATGCAGTAGAGTTAATGAAGTAACTTTATCGTTTCTTTACATCCTACACGATGATTATAATATGAAAATGAAGATAGTGCAACTATAAAATGCCAGAAATTTACTTAGGAATTCAGAATTTAAAAGCTGCAGGCGTCCCTGTTGAGTTTACTCAAGAGAACGTTATGGAGTATCTTAAGTGTGCAAAAGACCCTATTTACTTTATTAAAACCTATCTTCAAATCGTTAGTATTGATGAGGGGTTAGTACCGTTTGATCTTTGGGATTTCCAAGAAAAAATGGTTTCTACTTTCGAAGACAACCGTTTTAGTATTTGTAAACTTCCAAGACAGGTTGGTAAAACTACAACAGTAGCTGCTTATATTACTTGGAAGATATTATTTACAGAACAATATTCAGTAGCTATACTAGCTAACAAAATGTCTCAAGCGAGAGAGATTTTAGGTAGAATACAGTTAATGTATGAACATCTTCCTAAATGGATGCAACAAGGTATTGTAGAATGGAATAAAGGTAATATTAGATTAGAGAATGGATCAGAGATTCTCGCTTCTGCTACTTCATCAAGTGCTATTCGTGGTACATCTCAGAATATGATTTACCTTGACGAGTTTGCATTCGTTCCAAATAATTTACAAGAAGAATTCTTTACATCTGTTTTTCCTACTATTTCATCTGGTAAATCATCTAAAGTATTAATCACATCTACTCCAAACGGTATGAACATGTTCTACAAGTTATGGGTAGATAGTGAAGAAGAGCGAAATGACTATGAGAGAGTGGAGATCCATTGGTCTGACGTGCCTGGAAGGGATAATAAGTGGCGAGAAGAGACTATTCGTGCTACATCGGAAGAACAATTTAGACAAGAGTTTGAATGTGAATTCTTGGGCAGTACTAATACTCTTATTCACCCAACTGTACTAAAACGGCTGGTATTTAAACAACCACTTTATAAGAAAAACGGTTTTGATTGCTATCATGAACCCGAGCCAGGTAGAAATTATCTGTTAGTCAGCGATGTATCAAGAGGTGTTGGATTAGACTATTCTGCATTTATAGTTTTTGATATTACAGAATATCCATATAGAGCTGTAGGAAAATATAGAAGTAAAGATATATCTCCGATATTATATCCTAATGTAATCTATGATACAGCCAGAAAATATAATAACGCCTTTGTGTTAATAGAAATTAACGATATAGGTGAACAAGTTTCTAATATTTTGCATCAAGATTTAGAGTATGAAAATATTTTAAGTACAATATATCGCGCTGGAGTGCAACAGATTTCTGCTGGTTTTGCAGGTAGACAGCAGATGGGTGTACGTACTACCAAATCAGTCAAGCGTATTGGTTGTTCTACATTAAAAGATATGATAGAGCAAGATAAACTTATCGTTGAAGATTATGATTATATTTTTGAGCTTTCTAACTTTGTATCACGTAAAGAAAGTTATGAAGCTGAAGAAGGTATGCATGATGATTTAGTTATGTGTTCAGTCTTATTTGCATGGCTAGTTAGACAAGAATACTTTAAAGATATAACAAATGATGATTTAAGACAGAGATTATATGAAGAAAATCAAAGAATGATTGAAGAAGATATACTTCCATTCGGTTTTGTTGATGATGGACATGAAGAAGAAGGTATTATAAATATTGATGAAACAAGAATCGGCTGGTCTCTGCCAGACAACCGTGATATGTGAAATACAAATAATTATAAATAAAAAGAGAATTAAAAGCCTCATCAAAGGAGAATAATCATGCCATTTCAAGTATCACCAGGCATCAATGTCAGTGAAATTGATCTAACAGCGGTTGTTCCTGCAGTCTCAACTACGACTGCTGGCATCGCTGGTCATTATCGCTGGGGGCCAGTAAATAAGGCCACATTGATTTCCTCAGAAGACGCGCTTGTTGGACAGTTTGGTAAGCCAAACACTGATACAGCGACAGATTTCTTTACAGCAGCTAACTTTTTAGCATATGGTAACGCATTGTTTGTTACACGTGCTGAAAATTCAACTATGTCAAATGCTCATAGTAATTCAGCAAATACAGTAGCAACACGTTTCGACAACGACGATGACTATGAAAACAATCACTCATCAGGTACAACTGGTGTTGGCCGCTGGGTAGCAAAATATCCAGGTGCATTAGGTAACTCATTAAAAGTATCTGTATGCTCTTCATCTGACGCGTTTTCATCTACATTATCTGGTACATTTAGTGTAACATCAAACACAGCTACAGTTACTTTCTCAGCAAACCAGTCAGGCAACATTGTTGTTGGTGACTTGTTAGAGATTGGTCAGTCAGCTGGTGTTAAACAAACACGTAGAGTATCTGCAGTAGCAGCAAACGGTACATCAGTAACATTAGAAAATAGATATACAGGTGATACATTATCTGCAAATACATCTTTGACTCGTAAGTGGGAATATGCAGTAAATACAGATCGTGCACCTAGTACATCTCAAACTGCGACAAATGCAGGAGCATCTAACGACGAGCTACACGTTGCTATCGTTGATGAAGATGGTTTGTGGACAGGTACAAAAGGTCAAGTTCTAGAAGTATTCCAAAACTTATCAATGGCAACTGATGGTAAAACAGATACAGGTCAAAATAACTACTTTGTAGATGTTCTTAACAATAGATCACGTTATATCTGGTGGGCTGCTTCTACAAGCATTGGCACTAATGCGGGTTCATCAGTAGTTGGTGGAACAACATATACAGGTTCTACTACACCATTAACAGATTCCCTTGTTAACGGTTCTGACGGTACAGCGCCTACTAACGCAAACATTATTACAGCATATGATAAATTTAAATCATCAGAAGATATTGACTTATCATTTATTCTTGGTTCAGGTAACGGTCAAACAGTTGCTACACACCTAATTGATAATATTGCTTCAGTAAGAAAAGACTTGCTGGTTGTACTATCACCAACTAGAGCAGCCGTTGTAAACAACAATACATATGAAGGTAAAGAACAAGAAGATATTATTGCTTACCGTGATAGTCTTCCATCAACCTCATATGCTACAATGGATTCTGGTTGGAAGTATCAGTACGACAAATATAACGATGTATACAGATATGTACCAGCAAACGGTGACACTGCAGGCTTAATGGTTCGTACAGATAATACTAACGACCCATGGTACTCACCTGCTGGTTTCAACCGTGGTAACATGAAAAACGTAGTAAAACTAGCCTATAACCCACGTAAAGCAGACAGAGATGAGCTTTACAAGAATGGCATCAACCCAGTTGTAACATTCCCAGGTCAAGGTACAGTTTTATACGGTGATAAGACGCTTCTTGCAAATCCAAGTGCATTTGATAGAATTAATGTTCGTAGATTGTTTATCGTTCTTGAGAAAGCAATTTCTCTTGCATCACAAACAACATTGTTCGAATTCAACGATGCATTTACAAGAGCACAATTTAGAAACCTAGTTGAGCCATTCTTAAGAGATGTTCAAGGCCGCAGAGGTATTACAGACTTCAGAGTTGTTTGTGATGAAACAAACAATACAGGTGAAGTAATTGATAGAAACGAGTTTATTGGTGATATTTACATTAAACCAGCTCGCTCAATTAACTTTATCCAGCTAAACTTTGTTGCAGTAAGAACTGGGGTAGAATTCTCAGAAATCGTTGGTCAGGTATAATAAATACATATAAACGCTAAAGGAGAAAAACCATGGCATTTAACATTAACGATTTCAGAGGCGAGCTAGAGTATGGTGGTGCAAGATCCTCGCTCTTTGAAGTCACCATGACAAACCCTCTAAACGGAGCTGGAGACAGCAAGTTTAGATTCTTATGTCGTGCAGCACAAGTTCCAGCAGCTACAGTAGGGGTCGTAACAACCCCCTACTTCGGCCGCCAAGTTAAACACGCAGGTAACAGAACGTTCGATCCATGGACAGTTACAGTTATCAATGATGAAGATTTCTTAATCCGTAATGCATTAGAGCAATGGAATACAGAAATTAACACATTAGAAGGTAACCTAAGAACTGCTGCAGCAGGCGTAGCTACATATAAGACAGGTGTTGCAGACGTTATCCAATATGGTAAAGACGGTCGAGCAATTAGATCATATCAATTTGTAGGTATGTGGTGCTCTGATCTATCAGCAATGGATCTAAGCTGGGATTCTGAAGCAATTCAAGAATTTACTGCTACATTCCAATACGATTATTGGATTCCTGGTACAACCGGTGATACAACCGCATCAGCAGTAGTTTAATAGAGACGAGGTAATTTATTATGGCTAACCAGCTATATCCTAAAGCTAAAGAGGATTTTCTTGCAGGTAATTTGAATCTGTCTAGTAATACAATTACTATGGCGTTAATCGATACCGATGTATATACGTTTAGTAGTGCACATGAAGATAGAGCAGATATTCCAAACTCTGCTGTAGTTTCAGAAGTAACGTTAACAAGTAAGACAATTACTAGTGGTATATTTGATGCTGCTGACGCAACTTTCTCCGCTGCAACTGGTGCAAATTGTGAAGCACTTGTAATTTATCATACAGATTCTCAAGGTGGTAATACAGCATCTAGATTGATTGCATACATTGATACAGCTACTGGTCTTCCAATCCTTCCAAACGGTGGTGACATTACTGTGCGTTTCTCAGCAGGTGCAAGTAAAATCTTCGCTCTTTAATTGAAACTGTGTAGAAACTTAGGAGAGGGGGTACTATAAATATAGTATACCCCTTTTTCTATATCGAGGATAAAAATGGAACTATTTGGGTTTGAGATTAAAAGAGCTGATCAAAGAGAAAAAGACCAGCTCCAGGCTATCGTACCGCAAACACATGAAGATGGTGCAACAGAAGTTTCTACCAATTCTGCAGGTGCGTTTGGTGGCACATATGGTACATATGTTGATATTGAAGGTAGAGCAAAAGATGAGGCCGACCTTGTAACAAAATATCGCGAAATGGCATTGCAACCAGAATGTGATTTTGCTATAGAAGATATTATTAATGATGCTATTATTATGGACGATAATGCATATCCTGTAGAATTAGTATTAGATGAAGCCGATCTTCCTAACAGAGTAAAAAAATTAATTAGAGAAGAATTTGATCGAATTCTTTACACATTAGATTTTGGTAATAAAGGATACGAAATCTTTAGACGTTGGTATGTAGACGGACGTCTTTATTATCAAATCGTTATTGACGAAAAAAGCGTAAGAGACGGCATTAAAGAATTGCGTTATATTGATCCACGTAAGATCAAAAAGATTCGTAAACAGAATAAGAAAAAAGATCCTAAATCAGGAGCTACTCTTTATACTAATGT